CGGTCGAAGCTCGGATGCGAAACGTCTTTCGCCATCACTCCGAGACCGACCTTGATCTTGATCGTCAGCCGGTGCCGCAGCGCACGCACGGCGATCCAGACTATCGCTCGCTCGAAAATCGAGGATACCAGAAGCCAATCGTGATTCGATCCGGTCACGGTATTCGCCTCTACCTCGGCAATCATCGGCAGAGCGGAGGGACGTTTGATCATTCCTTTTGGTTCGCCGGCACGCATTGGCAAAACGCGGACCCGTCGTTTGCGGTCATTCGCCGGACGCGGGATCGTCGCGACCGGCAAAGCGCGGAGAACCTCGCCGGGGGATGCGGCGTGCAGAATCACCGAATCAGCGAGGACGACGTGCTCCGGCTCTGCGAGGCTCGCAGGGATTGTCCGAAGATTGTTCACACGTGACCGCCTCCGACGCACTTATCGCTGAAGAAATTTAACACCATGAAAACAACAACGAAAAAACAGACGAAACGAAAGGTTGGGGACATCGTGCACTACAATGCAATCGCCGACAGAGGCGGTGAATTAATCGCGACAATGGAGCGCGACAATTCAGCGCTGCAACTCGTGGAGTTTTATCATCTGAGCCGGCGAGACTCAAAAGGCGTTTGCGTTTCTCGCGGAGGCAGTTTGGTTGGAATCTGGGATTGCCGCGTAATCGGAGGGGGAACGGACGGGTGGATGTGCGAGTTCGCGATTTACGAGCCGGCATCTGATTTGTGACCGCCTCCGACGCTCTGCTCACCAAACTGCGACTTCCGCAGCCTGACCGCTCGCCGATTTACGAGTGGGCGCGGAAGCACATTGTCCTGCCAGAAAGCTACGCGACGCCCGGACCATTTAACGTCCGCATCTCGCCGTGGCTGATTCCGATCTTCGATGCGTTGCAAAACCCGCTGGTCCGCCGCGTTCACTTCCGCAAGGCCGTGCAAATCGGCGGGACACTCGTCGCTGACATCTGGGTGCCGTGGCTGATTTGCAACGACGCCGGGCCGATCTCGTGGACGATGCAAACCGACGAGATGATCGATAGGCATGCAAAGTCACGGCTGAACCCGATCTTCGAATCGTGCAAGCCGGTGGCGGCGATGCTTCCGCGAGTCGGGCCGCACCGCACGACCACGGAAATCTACTTCGGCGGATTCTTCTTTCTCCTCAACCCGGCGAACCTTTCGTCGCAGCAGTCGCAGTCCATCCGCTACAAGATCAACGACGAGATTTGGCTTCCGAAGTGGCAGGAGGTTTACGGCCACGCCGTCGCCCGCGTCTCGCGTTTCGAGGAGGTGGGGCGCTCGAAAATTTACAACACGAGCCAAGCGCCGATTATGGACCTTGAGACCGGCAACGTGGAGGACACGAGCTTCCGCCAAGGCACCCAGCAGGAGTGGAGCACCGAGTGTCCGGCGTGCCACAAGGTGCACCCGCTCGCGTTTGCCTTGGACAAGAACGAGGAGACCGGGCTTCGCGGCGGCGTGGTCTGGGATGCCGCGGCGCGGCGCGATGACGAGACGTGGGACGTTGCGCGGGCCGTCGAGTCGTGCCGCTTCCGCTGCCCGCATTGCGGTCACGAGTCACCAGACACGGACACGACGCGGACCGGCTGGAAGCGGGCCGGGCGATTCGTTTCTCTGAACTCGGCGGCGCCGGCGGAGATTCAGAGCTTCCGCGTCGAGTCGCTGGTGAGCCGTCCGATGCGGCTTCTGGTCGAAGAATTCTGCGAGGCGGACAATCATTTCGTGCGCCAAGGTGACGACAAAATGAAGATCGAGTTTCGGACTAAGCGCGAGGCGCGGCCGTGGATCGTCGAGAAGAAGGTCGTCAACCTCTTCGTGCAGGCGAGCGATTACAGCGTCGCTCAGTTCAGCAACGGCGAGGCGATCGACGGCGAGGTCATCCGCTTCATGGCAATCGACCGGCAGCAAGACCATTGGTGGGTCGAAATCGGCGCGTTCAGCTCAGCGACCGGACCGACTTACCGGCAGCTCTATTTCGGGCGCGTCGAGACGCGGGACCAACTCCGGCAGTTGCAGCACCGTTACAAGGTACAGGACGCGTGCGTCGCTCAGGATCGCGGCTACCGGCCGGCCGACGTTGATCGGGATTGCGCGGACTTCGGCTGGCGAGGGATGCGCGGTTACGCTCGAAAGACGTGGACGATGAGGGACGAGGCGACCGACAAGCTCATTAACTTCCCGTTCAGCGAACCGCGAGTGAGCGACTACCGGGGCGGAGACGTTTTTTATTACGACTGGAGCGGCGACTATTTCAAGGACCTCCTCGCGAACGCGCTGGAGGCAAAGGGCGATCTCAAGTGGCTCCTGCCGGCCGATGTCAACCCGCTGTATCTAGAGCATCTCAAGGGCGAGTCCAAGGTCGAGATTCGGACCGGCGTTTGGGAGTGGCGCGAAGTGAAAAGCAACGCGCCGAATCACGGTCTCGACACCTCGGCGATGCTCCTCTGCATGGCGACGATTGCGAACGTGATTCGCTACGCGCCGCCAAAAGACTTACAGGGTTAAGCATCCGACCTTGACAAGCAGTGGCAGCCGAACACTCTTCGACGTTGATCGAGCACCCAACTGCTTAGCTCCCTTCAACCGGATGCGTGCGGAAGAGAGTTCGCCTTCCGCCCCATAAGCCTTCCCCTGATAAAGTAGGGCTTATGGGGCGGTGCTTTTTAATGTTTCTGGGCGTTGCCCGGGGCCGGTTTGACGTTTCGAGCAGTGGTATGCTCGACAACCCATTTCTCGGACTGGACACCGCGACGCTGACCGCGCTCAAGACCAAGACCATTGACGCGATTCAGGCGGTGCTGCTCAACCAGAGTTACAGCCTCAACGGGAAGAGTGTGAGCCGGGCAGACCTGAACGCGCTCAACAACATGCTTGGCAACTTACAGGACGCATTGACCGACGCGGCCGGAACGTCAACGGATCAGACCTTCGTCAGCTTCACCGGCAACTAATCACATGAGCACCGATTTCTTCGACGCGTCAAAACTTGTCGCGCAAAAACCTTGGATTGACCGGGCGCTTGAGAACATCGCGCCGACGTGGGCGCTCAAGCGTTTGGAGGCACGCGTCGCGAAGTCGCTTTTCGAGTATAACGCGGCGCGGACAAATCGGATGTATTCTCCCAAGCAATACACCCAGCCGGCCGAGAGTTCGCAGAATCAGCGGGACCGGGTGGTGCTCATGTATGAAGCTCGGGACCTCGTGGACAACGCGCCGGAGATTCGTGAAGTCTCGCGCAAATTTGGACTCTACCTCACACCGCATGAATACTCGCCGACGACCGGCGACCGCGATTACAACCGCGTCATCGACGATTACTTTCATGCGTGGTGCAAGAACTGCGACGTAACGAACCGGCACAGCTTCAAGAAACTCGTGCAGCTTGCGGCCGAGGAACGACCGATTGACGGCGATTGCGGATTTGTGATTCGGCGCAGCGGCGAGGGTTTGAAACTGCAACTCGTGCCGGCCACGCGCATCGGCAACCCGAACGAGACGGCCGTCGCCTCGAACAATTATTTCCAAGGGATTATTACGAACGACTTCGGTCAGCCGGTGGCTTACCGAATTTTCCGAGTCACGCGCGACGGCGTTTATTTCGGCGCAGAGGACATTCCGGCGAATCAGTTCTGCCATTATTTCGATCCAAATCGCAGCGACCAATATCGAGGCGTGTCGGATCTGGCGAGCGGGATTCAGACGGCGCGGATGCTGCACGAGATCCTGCAAGCGGAGAAGGCTGGCGTGCGTTTCTCGTCGCAGCAGGCGGCGCTGATCTTCAACGACCGAGGCACCGCCAACCCGCGCAACCTTTTCCAGCCTAATCCGACGATGTCGCTGCCGAGCGGACAGCAGCAGAAAAACGAGCTCACCGAAGTCGGCATGATTCGGTATTTTCAAAACAGCGACCGCGTGGAGGTCATGCCGTCGCGTCCGTCGCAGGCGTTTACCGGATTCGTCCAGCATTTGATGCACGAGATAAGTCTTTCGGTGGGCATCCCTGAGGGAGTGTTATTTGGCACAAGCGACTTCAAAGGCCCAAGCGTTCGGGCTGAGTTTGCAGCAGCCGACCGAGTCTTCACGCGGCAGCAGGGCGTGCTGACCGACAAGGTTTTGGACCCGATCAAGGACGCCGTGATTCTCGACGCCATTGCGCGCGGCGAGATCGCACCGCCTCCGCTTCTCGCGGGCGAGACAATGGTGCAAGCGCTACGCCGGGCGACCAAGGGCGAGTGGCGTTTTCCAGCCAAGCTCAGCATCGACGTCGGCCGCGAGTCGGCCGCGAACATGAACGAGAACCGGCAGGGCGCAAAGTCGCTGCAAGAGATCGCAGCTGAGGAAGGTACGGACGCTTTCTCGCGGCTGGAACAGATCGCAATCGAGGCCGGCTTCGTGAAGGAACTCGCGGTCAAATACGGCGTGCCGGAAACGGCGATTCGCCTCACCACGACCTCACTCCCAAGCACGCCAGCAGCCGCGGCCGCAGCCGGCGACGCGGTGGGAGCGAGCGCAGCCGAGGCGCAGGCGGCGAGCGTCGCGGTTTCTGGGACCGGCGTAGAATCAACGGACGATGCCGCTATTGTAGGCGTCGAATCCTTCCCGGGTGTGTCGCCCGAACTGGTACCTCTCAACGGCGCGCAGATTGCTGCGGTGCTTTCCATTCTAGAAAATTTACGCGCAGGCAATCTCACGTCGGAATCTGCCGAGACGCTTATGGTATCCGCAGGCATGGCAAAGGAATCTGCGAGCAAGGTAGCCGGTTCTGTTGCTGGACTACCGAAGCAGCCTACGAAGATTTCGGCCGCAGCGATGCACAAGCGAATCCAGCTTGCGCGCTCGCGCTCGGCTGCAAGCGACGACTCAAATCTCGTCACGATCAACTTCGCCGACGGCTCCTACATTCCAACCGATGCGATGGCGGACAACGCACGGCGCGCACTTGAGATCCGCGAGAAGAAGCCGATGTCACAGCGCGGCATGACGAGCGTCGGCATCGCCCGGGCGCGTGAC